ATGTACGGAAAAAAGAAACCTACAAAAAAAACTACTAAAAAGAAAACTGCCAAGAAGGCAACTAAAAAGTCATACAAACGCTAACATAGGAGAATAAATGAGCGAAGAAGTACAGACACCTGACGCACCCTCAACTGAGGAAACTGCACAGCCTGTAGACATCCTGACAAGTGAGGGTAAGTTTAACGAGGCTTGGAGAACAGCATTGCCTGATGAATTGGGTAATCATTCTATCTGGTCTAAATATGATAACGTAACTGATCTTGTTAAAGGAGCAATCAATGCTCAGTCCCAAGTTGGGAAGAAAGCTGAAGACTTTTGGCTTTCGGAAGATGAGAATGACATCGCCAGACGGCGTGAAATTATGAACATTCCAAATGAGGTAGATGGATATGAAATTACTATTGGAGACGTACCAGAAGGTACAGAGTTGGACGAAGCAAGGCTTGGTTCTTTCAAAGAGTTGGCTCACCAAGTTGGGCTTACGGTTGAGCAAGCTCAAGCAATCGCTGATTGGGAAATTGAAAGCGGCTCTGCTAACCTTCAAGAAATAGAGCAGGCTGAAGAGCTATCTATTCGTGAAGCTGAAGAGACACTTCGCAAGGAGTGGACTGGTGACAACTTTGAATACAACATGGGTAAAGTTGCCAATGTCATGGATTATCTAGGACTCGGTGAGTTTAAAGATGACCCTGCTATTGGAAACAATGTAGACTTTATCAAAGCTGTATTTGAAAACATTGTGCCGATTATCAGCGAAGATCAAATCATTGAAGACGGTATGGAGCAAAACTTTGCTACTATATCCGATCAGCTTGATCTGTTAGAAGAAGAGATGCGTAACTACGAAGGTAGTACAAGCGATGTTGCATATCAACAGATGTTAAAACAACGCTTAGCATTTCTTGAAAAGATTTCTTAACTTTTAACTTGACAAAATTGTAACACTAATTTATAAGACAGGCAGATTTAAAGCGGAAACCTTGCAAAAGCCCGAAATAGAATCTGGGGTGAGAACCTTAAATCAGGCTAGACCCGCAAGTGCGGATACTCAGAGCCGACTAAAACTTGTGTATAAATTATAAATAGGAGAAATATTATGGCGGGAAATCTGCTTAATACTTATATCACTGGTTTTGACCGTGCTATCCGTGAAACGGTCGAAACTAAGGGCGGCAAAATGCGGCAATACGTTCAGGTTGCTACTGGCGACTTGTTCCGTAAGGAAGGTGTTTATCAGCGTACTACTGGTGGCGGTCTTCCTCAGAAGGTAACTAACCGTTTCGGTGACTCACCTGTATCAGATATTGATTACAGTCGTCGTCGGACATCTCGTACTGCTTTCCAAGACGGTCAGTTTATGGATTGGGCAGACTTGAGCAAGATGGGTGTTGACCCTCGTGCGGCTAAGTTGCAAGTTATGAAGAACAAGTTTCTTCGTCAGGAAGACTTGACTATCGATGCGGCGGCTTTGGGTGATGCTAAAGGTGGTGTTGAAGGTGATGAAACTGTAAACTTCGGTGAGTTTCCTTTTATCGCAGATGGTGATGCAGGCAATGGTGCTGACAAAAACATTGTTGATGTTACAACAACTGCCGATGGTGCAACTGGTGATGACGCTGAAGGTTTCACTTATGGTAAGTTCTTGGAAGCATTGGCTCAGTTTGGACGCAACTCTGTTGACATCGAAACACAAAAGCCTTTGTTCAAGATTTCTTGGAACCAATGGCAAGACATCATGAACGATGACAACTTCACCGACTTCGACAATCGTGGTGGTGCTAAAGTTAACGAGTCTGGAGCAGGTCAAATTTATGACTACATGGGTGCATCTTTTTGTATCTCAAATATTGTTCCTTTCATGGGTGATGATTCTGATTCATATGTTGCTTCTGATATTAAAGTTGATACTTCTGCTGACGTAGATGCTTCAACTGGCGTATGGACAGCGGCTAGTAACACTCGTTGCTGTTATGCTATGATTCAGGACGCTGTTCTGTTTGAAGTTAACCCAGACATGACAACCAAGATTAGCGAACGTGCTGATAAAGGTTTCAACTACTATGCTTACATGAAAGCCGAGTTCGGTGCTGTTCGTATGGAAGAAGAAAAAGTTATCGCTATTCCTTGCTTACAGTCTTAATTAGGAGATAAAAAATGGCTAAATCTACAGAAATTACAGCGTTAGACGATGGTATCGTTACTAAGTCTAACTATCGTGGCAACGTACAGGCAATTCCAGTTACTATTACGGGTGCAGATAACGGAACATATGATTGCTCTGCGGTTCTTCCGCAAGAAGCTCGTGTTGTGTTGGCTGACATTCAATATGCTAACTTGGGAGATACCTTTACAGTTACTATTGGTCACAATGATGACACAGACGCATTAGGCACATCTGGAGAAGTAAGTGCGGCAGGAGGTATTATTTATCCTACTACTGGCACTTCAGCAGGTAGTGTTAATGCGGGAGGCAAAACACTACAAGTTGTTGTATCTGGTGCTACTCAGACTGCCGACATCGCAGGTGTTTTCCTAATTGCTACAAACGAGTAATTAATTGGGGAGGGCAACCTCCCCTTACCCTTTTTAAATTGGAGATATTATGGACAGAAGTACATTTGATAAGACTACTCTTTGTAATTATGCTTTATCAAAGCTAGGTAGTGAACGTGTTCAATTAGCAGATTTTAGCACTGATACTGGAACTATTAAAGATACAGTTTCTTTGTTTTTTGGTTCTGTTTTAGAAGAATTAGTAGCAATGCATCCTTGGAGTGCTTGTTTGGTTTCAACTCAACTTGAGACTGAGCTTAGTCCAGCACCTATATTTGGATACGAAAATGCTTATGCTTTACCTTCTGATGCAGTTCGTGTTTATTACGTTTCTGCTAGTACAGGTGCGGGATTTAAAAATAAACCTGCTGACTTTGAAGTTATAACTGTTGGAAGTAATAGAGTTTTAAATACTAATGTTACAGACCCTTACATTGTATATACACACATTCCAGAAAATACTACTAATACAAATAATTATCTTGAAATGGATTCTTTGTTTGCACGTTGTTTTTATACATTGTTAGCGGCTAGAATGTGTGTTTCTATTACTGGTAATAGTGAGTTAGAATCAGCAATTCTTGATGAGTTTTACAATATAGCTCTTCCTGATGCTATGCGTTGTAACGCTATTGAAGGAAAACAAATTGTTCAAGTTGGTGAAGATTATCAACCAGTATGTATTAACACATACACAACATTTGAAAAGGTGTAAAAAATGGCACAAACAGATAAAATTGCATTAACAAAATTAAATATTATTAATCAAGCTCTTTCTTTAATAGGAAGTGAGCGGGTTCAATTATCTTCATTAGACGATACAGGTTCAATAGCAGATCAGGCTTTACTTCATTACGATCCTGCTGTTCAAGAATTAACTCGTATGCACGCTTGGAATTGTTGTTTACATCGTGTTGCTCTTACTGAAGGTACTGGAGCTGATGATGTGTTGGCTTATGCTGAAGATTACGGATACCCTGCTGATGCACAACGTATTATTTATATTAGTAATACAGATTCAAAAGAAACAGTAAAACCAAAAATTGATTTTGCTATTACTTCTAGTGCTACCGCAGGTGGTAGTATAAAACTTCTTGTAACAGATTCTACTAATGCATTTGCTCAATATTTAGCTGTTCCAGACGAAGCAGATATGGATTCAAGTTTTGTTAGTTGTCTAAGAACATATTTGGCATCTAAACTTGCTGTTCCAGTTGCAGGAGATGTTAACCGTCAGTTTGAACTTCTTAAATATTTTTACGAAAAGCTACTTCCTGAAGCTCGTCGTGCTAATACTTTTGAAGGTGTAAATGAACCGTCGGTTGATGCCGCATATCTTGAAACACCAATGAGTCCATTTACATACAAATCTAACAGATTGGTATAATGGCATTAGACAAAACAAAGCTATGTAATTTAGCTTTATCAAAACTAGGTAGTGAACGATTACAGCTATCTAGTTTTGATAATGATTCTGGTGTTATTAAGGATCAGTGTGAATTACATTATGAGCCAACTCTACATGAGTTGGTTCGTATGCATAAATGGAATTGTTGTAAAGCAAGAGCTAAACTAACTAACTCTACCACAACAGACCCTAAAGCACCTTTGTTTGAATTTAAAGAACAGCACGACCTGCCTTCAGATTATATTCGTGCTACATATGTTACTGACTCAGATCAAGTGTATGAGTATGGTAAAACTGTAGTAGATTATAATATTGAAGGTGGTAAGCTGTTATCTAATTTTAAAAACATTTGGCTTTGCTACGAAAAAGAGCCAGAACCTGCGGCAATGGATGCGTTGTTTGCACAGGCATTTGTAACATTATTAGCGGCACGTTTAGCTGTACCGCTGACTGGTGAGCGTGAATTGTCGCTTAGTTTAATAGAAGAGTTTAATAAGGTTATTATGCCAGAGGCACGGCGTATTAACGCATTTGAAAACCGTGAGTCGCCTACGGTTGACAGTGAGTGGTTGGAAGCTACATACACTTCTGGGTCATCGTACAGTAACTCATATCCACCCTTTTCCCAGACATCATATGGTTCTTTTTCATAGGAGGCGTTATGGCAAAAAAAATAATTAACGCTTTCAATGGTGGAGAAGTAGACCCTAAACTGCACGCTAGAACTGATGTAGAAAGGTATGATAACTCTTGCCTTAGAATGGAAAACTTTGTTCCTATTCCTTTTGGTGGAGCAACACGAAGACCTGCGTCTAAGTTTATTGTTGAAACAGGAACATCAGAAGTAAAACTTGTACCTTTTGTAATAAATAATACTGATAAATATGTATTAGCTTTTTCTAATACTACGCTTAAAATTCTAAAAAATGATGTTTTTCTGCAAATAGACGGAAGTGATTTAGAGTTTGATACTCCATATTTAGAATCCGAATTGTCAGATTTATCATTTGCTAAAAGTTTTGATGTTTTATATATAGTTCATCCAAATCATTCTCCAAGACAATTATCAAGATTTACAGATACTACATGGACGTTTAAGGAAGTTGTATTTACATTTCCACCATTGCGAGATTTAAATGTAACTAATACAAAAATTGCTTATACTGAGAGCAGATCAGGCTTTATTTCTACATTAAAATCTTCAGATAATTTATTTACTGCTGATATGGTTGGAATAGATATTGCGATTGATACATCAAGACCTGTTCAAAAAACAGGAGGAAGTAATGCTTGGACTTATGATTTTGATGATAATACATTAAGTTATCCAACAAGGGCGGGAGGCATATCAACAAACCCTATAAATGTATCTTTTCAAAGTTATACAATTAATACAGTGCAAGGAGATTCTGACTCAACACTTTTAAGAAGTACTGATGGCGGCAAAACTTATACTGAAGTATTAACAATCGGTAGGAATAGAGGAAAGACTATAACATCTGCACAAGAAACAGATGCTTTTAGTTATACATCTACTGCTCCAGAAGGTGCAGATACTTTTATTAAAGTACAAATTGAGCGATTTACAATTAGTCCAAATAATTTAGCAGGTGTAGATATTATTCCAGAACAGGATTATGTTACTGGTATATTTAGAATTAAAGAGTACATAGACCCTAAAACAGTAAAAGCAGAAATAATTTCTTCAGCAATAGGTAGTGCTAGTCAAATCGATTGGTTTGATCTAACTTCTACTATAAAACCTTCATATTTTACTTCAGATATATATAATGAAAATAAAACTCTTTATAGCAATACAAGTTTAATTAGACAAAAAGGACAGTTGTTTTGGAGAAATCCTGATTCTGCTAATAATCATCCAAACAATGATCTTAGAACACTCGGTGAATACCGACATCGATTACCTTCCCGCCCCGACGGTGAAGAGGTAGGAGTAGGTTCTTTATTTCATGATGGTGCTTTATATTATTTCAGAAAAAACACTTTGGGAAGTAATGATTATTTACATTTAGTAAAACGTGAAATTACGTGGAGTGAAACCGATCCATATAATCATTCGGAAACAGAAACTGTTTATGATTTAGATGACTTGTTAATAACTAACTCTGGTGACTTTTCAGTTAAAACATTTACGACTGACACGACGTTAAATTCTACTATTTCACAATTAAACATTTTAGTTAAAGATGATGTTTTTTACATTATAGGTATTTCACTTGATTCTAAAATAAATTTATTTGAAATAACAAATGATGACTTTACTACTTGTAAAGCTGTAGCAATAAACGCTTATTTTCCAATAAATGAAAGAGTTCGATTAGATACTTTTAATGCAAGATCACTTCTTTCTGATCCTCGCAACCAAAGAGGTTGTTGGTTGTTTAGCCATGAAGAAGATCAGGTTTATATAGGGTTTTATGGTGACGCACCAGATGGAACACAAGAAGAATCGAATAATGGTCAAAGCGGATCAATTCAAGGAAGTTTTACTTCTAACAAACTTGCTACCGTAGTGTCTTTTCCAGAATCTTTATTGTCAGATTATGGTTCTTATTTTGCCGTACAAAATATAAGCACTCCTGCTATAGCTAATGGTGAATTTTATTTATATGAACGAGAGCCTCATAATGGGAAAAGTATTTATAAGAAAAGATACACAAATTCAAGTAACGATAATGTTCAAATTCGTTATAGCGGAAGTCGATGGGAGCTAGTTAATATAGTAGATAACACTGTTTATTCTTTTGTTAATTCCACTGCTGACGTTCCTCCCGCATCTGGGTGGAGTGACGGAACTTTTACTTACTACACTGAAGCTCCTAATCGAATTATATTCGACAACTATAGAGCTTTGCCTAATAATACTGAGGGTTCTTTATATACAGAAATTCATGCAGGATTTTACGATTATCATGTTTTTTATAATATGAGAGATGTAACCATAGCATGGATTAAAGGTGGCTACACACAAACCATAACAAATAATTCTGGTAGTAAAGAAGTAATTATTATGGGTGGTTCAGTAGGAGGTAGTAGCGATGCACACTCAGGAACTATTGGATTAGCAGTTGAATTAGATAAACCTAAGGTTCAGTTTTCTTTAGTAGATACACAAGGCAATGTTTTTTATTATAACACAAACCATCCCAGAATGGATCAGTGGGTTAATTTCTTTGGATTTATTCAAAATACTGGTGCTGATATAGATGATTTGCAATTCATAGCTTATGATGGAGAATATCATTACTGGATGTTTTGGGATTCTCTACATGAGATTTACGGGATTAAACGAGCTGAAGCATCATATGGTGAAAAATTTTATAAATTTAAAAATGAATTTGATGTTACCGAAGATGTTCCTTATGGAAACTATTCTATACAAAACGTAATAGAAGGTGATGACGTAGAAGAAATAACCATTGATAATATTGCTAATGAAATAGGAAGTAAAAACTGGAGGCTATCTAAGTTTTCTGAAGGATTCCCTACATCAGTAAGTTTTTATGAAAACAGATTAGCATTTGCAGGATTTGAAAACCACCCAAATAAAATTATACTTTCTCAAACTAATAACTTTTCTAGTTTTGAAACTGGTTCTTTAGATACTGATAGTTTGGATATTGATATATTTAGTGGATCAGAAGATATTATTAAATCAATAATACCTCAGAAATCGTTAATTATACTTTCATCTAGTGGTGAGTTTACATTGGGTTCCGTTCGAGATGACTTCCCCATCACACCTTCGGATTTTAGTGTAAAACGTAAAAGTAATTATGGTTGCTCTAACATAGAACCTATTTTGGCTAAAAACAACATTCTATACTTAATGCGTCAAAACACTAACTTGCGTGAATGGAATTTTGACTTTCAATCAAGAGATGCTAAAAGTAATAATTTAAGTTACATTGCCGCTCACTTATTAAAATCAGGCGTAAAAGATATAGCTTATCAGCAACAATCAGATAGTATTATTTGGATTGTAACAAACGATGGTGATCTTGTAGGATTAACGTATGAAGAAGAGTTGCAAACCGTAGCTTGGCATAAACACACTTTTAATGGAAAAGTTGAATCTGTGTCAATACTTCCTAATGAAAACAATGAAGACTCTGTTTACTTATCTATAAGGCATAGAAGTGCTACAGCAGACAATCCTAATACAAGGCTTATTGCAAAACTTGATGATATTGATTGGGGTACTAATTATAAAACAGAATATTCTGGATTAGATTATTATGTAGAATATACACTTAATTTTACAAATGGAGTTTCTGAATCAATACCAAAAACTCAATTACAACATTTTGATGGTGTCTCTTTTAGCTATATGGTTAATGGCGTTACAAACATTGATAATTTATCATACCCTGCTGACCCCGCAGAAACTACTTTTAGTCTTACTAATGTTAGGGATATAAATGGTAATTTAATAAATGGTTCATATAAAACAGTTCTTGGTGTAAACTATTTATCTATACTTGCTCCGTTATACTTAGATGCAAATGGTAGCATGGGTTCTAAAAAATCTGCATCTCATGCAGTTATAAGATTTAAAGATACAGTGTCAGCAAAAGTTGGGCAAATAAATTATACTGATATATCAGATACAGATCATTATGATTCCGTAAAATTTAAATCAAAAACATCTTTAAATAATGAGGATGCAGAAGTTTGGTTAAGTAATGCTAATGAGTTTTTACAAACAGTATATGTACTTCAAGACGAAGCTCTTCCTTGCACTGTGTTATCAATGGTTGTGGATGTGGAGGGCGTGTAATGGTTCAGGTAGCATTAGGTGTAGCTCAAGCGGGATTAAGTTTAGCAGGAGGTTTTTTTGGTAGTAAAGCCGCTAAAAAAGCGGCTAGAAGAAAAGCCGCATACATTAGAAAAATGGCTAAATATAATGCTGATGTTAAATACATGGAGGCTAAGTCTATTGCTAACACAATGCGTTTTGAAAGTAAAGTTGGTGCAAAATCAATATACAAAATGCAAGCATCACAAAGAGCGGCGGCATCTAAAGATTTAGCAAAAGTTCCATTAGAAGTGTTAGTCGATCAAGCATCTGAAATGAGTACTCAATTAAACGCTCAAAGACGTAACAGATTGTTGCAGGAACAAAACACAAAACAACAAGCAAAAGCAATAACTTTTAAAGGGGAAATGCAAGCTACATCAGCTATTGCTGAAGGTAAAGCACAAGCTCGTGCCGCTATGATAAAAGGAATTACTGGAGCCGCTTCAAGTTTATTAGGTAGCTTTAGTGGGGGCGGTGGAGGTGGTGGCGGTGGATATGCAAGCCCTTCAAGCGTTTCAAGCATGATGAATGCTACTGATCCTACTGTTGGGGCAACTAATTTAAGTCAACTAGGAATACGATAATATGCCTAAAATACCTTTATATAACTCTCAAGTAATTATGCAAACAGCTAGAGGTGTAACTATAGACGCATCTGCAGGTTTGCGTTCTATTGAAGCTGAGTCAGCCGCAGAACAAGCTGTTACTAATGGCATATTTAATATTATGGAAGAAACTCTTGGTGCAGGTAAAGAGTATCTTGAAAAGCGTGAAGAAAGTAAAAGAAAAGCAGATAACAATGCTTATGCACTATGGGTAGGGGATTTATCTAGTAACATTGAAGAGATTAAAAAAAAGGGGTATTCTGCTGAAGAAAGTGCTGATGATGTTTATCAAAACAGGATTGCACCGTATTTAAATGAATCATTTGATAAATGGGCTAAAGATAATAACATTAAAGTTACTGACGATATGCGTCAAACATGGGAGCTTCAAAAACAAGATTTAATAAAAAAAGAGTTACTCGCCGTAGAAAAAATTAGAGTAAGCCAAGAGTTAGATACTGCTGTAAAAACAGCCCAGTTATTGTACGACCAAGCTCCAAGTGAGGGTTTTAATCCGTTTGAAGACGCTGATACTGTGATAGATGGACTTGATATAACCGCAGACAAAAAAGCAATATTAAAACAGCAAGGCAGAATTGATGGGTTTTCATTTCGATTAAACACTGCAAAATCAACAGGTGAGCTAGATAACATTCTAAAAGAAGTCGAGGCACAAAAAGATTCTAAAAACATAGGTACTAAAGAGTACAACCAAATTGTTAGCAATCACAGGACTATAAGAGCAAGACTTTATCGAGAAGAATCATCACCTATTATTGCACAGCTAGAAGGTAAAATTGCAATAGGTGAAAGTTTAAATGAAGAAGGTTCTGATTTTAAAATGCTAGATAAAGAAGATCAAGAGCGACTCAGAACAAAACACTCTGTTTCTAATTACAATCAAAGCAAAAAAAAAAAAAAAACTGAGTCTTCTAAAGCTAGAACTGCTCTTTTAAGCAGAATAAATGATGGGGTAGTTGATAAAAGTAATTACCAAGACGACGAGTTGTATGCTAAGATGTTGCCGTTAGATCAACAATATATAAAATATGATATAGAAGCTAAAGAGCGTGCTGATAAAAGAGTCGAAGAGGCTCAAGAACAAAAAAACCAAGAAGCATTAACAAAAGAACAGCAAGAACAAGAAGCTGATAAAATCAAAGCAAAAAAAAAAAAAAAAAAAGACCTATTAGATGATATAGACAAAGATATTAAAGCAGGAGAATTTAACCCAGAACGTGATCCTCGTTATTTAGAATTAGACCCAGAGTCAAAAAAAGCTGTAGACAGATTAGTAACAGTTCGCCAAAGAAGAGTTATTGCTGAGTCTGAATATTTAGCTACAAAAGATATAGGGGTTGGATATGACAATCTTATGGGAATGGTAACTGATTTCGTTAAAGGTCAAAAAGATGGTGAGAATCTAAAATCAATGGATGAAATGTCTCAATTACATGATGACATTATTGCTGAATTACTTATGAAAAAAGGTGAAGATGACACAGGTGAGCTTATTTACCCACCAGATGTAGCCGATAGAGTGCTAGATATAATTAGAACTTTGTCTGACGAGGAAGGTACAGCTATTCCAGACCCATTAGTTCTTGCTACTAAGTACAGAGAAGGTTCATTACTTGATGTAAAATTAGAAGCATATATTGCTTTTAATGAAGCATTTGAATCTATAGAGTTTTTCCCTGAAGAAACACGAGCTAGAGTTCTTACATTTGCAGGTAGTTTTGATAAGTTTTTTGATGATTTAAAAGCCGCTATGAACAAACCAACTAAATACGGTTTGATAGAAGGTAAAGACGATCAGGGCAACACTATATATACAAACAAAGATGAGTGGATAAAAGCATTTGTCGATGAAAGATTAGCTACAGCTAGAAGAGGTAGAGCTAGGCGATCTATTGAAAGGTCTGTTATTAATCCTCAACCTACAGCTCCAGAAAGCGATTCTGATGTTATGAATCGTGTAATGCAAAACCAATATAAATAGGTCAATATGCTAAGAGAAGATTTTTTAAATAACCTCATGGGCGACAATGTTCCTGCAAATGAGTGGCAAACACGCATGGATGAATATCGTAATATTTACGGTAGATTTGAAGATGATGAAATAAAACCTACAGCATACTCTGGTCTTACTCCTGCACAAGTATTTGCTCAAAAAAATAAAATGAATGCCAAAGAAATGCAGGGCATGGAAAAGACGGCTACAATGAGTGGCTTGCGTGATCTTTTAATTAGCTCTGAAATTCAAGAATCTATTAGCGATTCACTAAGCGATACTATAGCTCGTGAAGATATGGATTTATCAGATACTGATGAATTGGATGACGAAGCGTATTTAAACCAACGTCAAAAAGAATATGACGAAGTTCCTAATGTAATGTTTCCACTGGAACAGTATCAGTATGATTTTCAACAAGCAGGAATTAACACTCCTACTAGAGTGCAAGAAGGCGGTTTTGAGCCGTCACAACAATCATTTTTATTTGCAGAGGGACTGCAAGCAGTAGGTAAATCAATTCAATTTGGTGGATTTATTGGTAGAAAAGCCGTTACTACAGATCGCTTTCGATCAGATGTGTTTGGTGGCAGAGTAGGCAGAGGGGATATTAGAGGCAATGTGATTGCGGGAAGCATGTCTACAGTAGACAGATTCCGCATGG